GGAGGACAAGGAATACGTGCCGGTTGCGCCACCGTCCTTAGCGAAATCATATTCATATTCTGCGACTTGGATTCCACCATCTCTAAATTTAGACATCGATTTCTCTCCTTTAGCCGAGGGTACAAACGCGTTTGTTATCGAGTTGCTTGAAACCACAAAGGGTATCAACGTTAACCCGAGCAGCTCGTTTGCCATCAACACCAAGGTCATAGACCTTAATGGAGAGACCTTGTTGAGCAGCCATTGTATAGAACGAAGAGTGGAACCAGTAGCTGGTGTTACCCACTTCAGTCGTCATATGAGGCATGAAGCCCAAGAGCTTCTGGCTGATTTCGCCAGTGGTCAGGGGTGAACCTGCCAAGAGGAAATCGCTTGAGGTAAAGCCAGTGATATTGAAAATATCATTAGCTTGAGCCGACCCCATCACTGCGTGACGATCGCTCATCGGAACGTCTTGAGCATCAAGAAGTTCTTTAACTTCAAGCATATCTGCAAGAGCTAAGGTCGAGGAGTTATCATAAGCAATCGTGTGGTCAGGAGCTGAGGTCGAGGGAAGAACTTCGCTTACGATAATCGATTGGATTTTCTTCATGATGGCATAAACAGCCAATTCACGGAGTTTATCCATAGCAGGCAAGCTTTGGAGTTGAGCGAGATTCGTGACAATGAAGTCCTTCACAATGCGCTTGTTGATAACAAGAGATTGCTGGGTGACCGTGATGCTATCAGCATCGTTGTCAGCATCTTCAGCGAGTTCGGTAGCATCCGAAAACTCAGGGAAAGTAGAAATCCGAACAGTGTCGCCAAGCGCTTGAATTTCGCCTTCATAGTCCTTGGAGACAACGGATGCGAACGGAAGTTCTGCCAAGAGAACGTCGTAGTAACGTTTGCTCCAGATCTCGGGAACCAGTACCGCCATTTCGGTACCTGCTGTCATGATTGAATCGGATGCGCCCATTTTTTATACCCCTTACTTGTTTTGTTGATTGAATTTAACAAGAGCTTGTCTGTAAGCGGTATAATCTCCACTCTTACTTGCTTCTAAGCTCAACTTAATGATGTCGTCCTTAGAAACAGTTGTTGATCCACTTGTCGTGACACCGGGAATTGAAGAATTCACAGTCGTCTTTACGGCACCAAACCAGTGAGGCTTGAGTGTCTTAATGCGATTTACGAAATCATCGGCACCAAGCACATTTAGTTTACCCGTACTTGTTGTCTCGATTTGTACGTCGTCAAGAGAGAGAAGTTCAAGATCCGACATAGCTTGAGAGATCACGCCAGCCTTAAGAGCAGCTTCTTTAACGGCAGAAAATTTCTTTTCGTTAACGAAACTTGTTTTAAGACGGTTTGATTCTTCAAGAGCGACTCGAGCCTCTTCTTCTTTGATTTCTGCGAGCTTCTTCCAATCTTCTTTTTCCTTAAGCCCATTGGTTTCAATGGCCTTAAGTTTTTCCGTCGTCTCGCGAGCGGCCGCTTTGTACTTATGCATGTCTGCAAGAGCACGATCTAATTCGGCCTTTGATACAAAACCTTCAGGAACTTTGCTACCAGCACTACCTTCAGGCGTACCTGTACCAGGATCATTCACTGTTTCACTCATTTTAGTTGTTTCCCTCTCCCAAGGAGCACCACTCGTTGGATTGAATGCGAATCACCGATTCGCCTTTTTAATTATAACAGCAAGCGCCTTGCTGTAAATATCTCGGATTTTCCGAGTTATTGTCACATTGAATTCTTCACCTTCGTTCATCGGAATAAATGGACGAGCTGCCATATCCTTTGTTCCCGTGTGATGAGCGAGCGCTTTCTTGTTTTCTTGATCGTCTCGAAAGCCAATGAAGAGTGAAGTGGATGTAATCCAACTTGTAAGTGCCGCTAGCATATCGCCAGTCAGTCTTAGGTTAACTGGAACTGTTGACTTGAGTTTCCCTGGATAACGAACGGGATTTTTATAGCTGGCAAAACGTGCTTCACCCTTAATTGGAGAGATTCCCTTTGAGGTGAAGTCTTTTACTTGAGTGATTATTTCTTGGGCAATTTCAGTCTTCACTGTCGACGAATCCACACCCTTGATTGCATCAAGAATATCGAACTTAGATTTTACACGGACTATAGCCATTCTAGTAAATCCAATTCGTCTAAAGCGTCATGCCAATCGTCGTTTAAGAGAACCGCCGTTTTAATCTCAGCGCGCGAGAGTCCTTTGAAGGTATCGGAAAGGACTTCGTAAAGTTGAGTGGCGTTCTCAACTTCCATCAGGTCTTTGATCGGGACACTAGCCTCAGATGCGACCGCTTCCGCCACGATCGCTTCGACCCCATCACGGATTTCCTCCCGGAAGCTCTGGCCTTCATCTGGTAAAAACCGACGCTGAGGTAAAGTAGAATCGCCAGACAGGTTATTGTGTCCATCAGCTTTCAGAGCTTCCTTTCCGAAGACGCCTAGTTTGATCCCATCCGAAGTGACGCGAAAATCGAGAGCACTAAGCATAGAACCACTAAGTTCAAGGTTTGCACTAGTACCGGCTCCACTGGCTTTCTTCACTTTCTTGTATTCACTTGAGAGCTCTTTGAATTCTTTTCCTGTAACAGGAGATGTTGAGTCGCTCACATCCGAAAGAATCTGCTCTACCAAGTACTCACCCACATCATTTTTGATTTTCGCTTTGATTTCCTGAGGGAGATTCTTCGGGAGCTCCAGCTCCAGGCTTGACGAGTTCTCCCCCTTGGTTGCCTTCACTTCCGACACTTTGATTGATGGCACGGCTCATTGCCTCCATTTTCTCTTTGAGGATGTCTTTGAGCTTTTCTTCTAGTTGTGGCTCCGTGAGCTCGGGGTACTCAGTTTTTAGGATATCGAGCATGGTAACGATGCCCATTTCCTTTTTGAGCTTCAGGACTTCGAGCTGTTCCTTTTCGGTCTGAACGACTTCCGGATGCTCGAATTTCAGAGAGACTGTGAAGTCCTTTCCAAAGGATAGCTTCCTTAGGTCATCTTCTAATTCTCCAGTCGTCTTCAGGACCTCATGCCACTTGGCGATCTTCTTCCATATACGTGGCTCGCCATCTACGAAGACCTGGCGCTGGTCTGCGACGTCTTCCATTGATTCAGATCGATCGATGAGCATTGCAATGCCTGAGGGGAACTGTGCGCCTCCATTGAGGTTTGAAGCGACTCCCGATGTGGTGAGATTGTTTGTCGTCAACAAGAGCGCAACATACATTTCAACAAGCGAACGTAGCTGATCAAGTGGAGGGTTCGCCGTCTTAAATTCGAATGTCGGCGCAGTGTCTCCGGCTTTGGCATCATATTCCAACAGAACCGCTTTATTAGGACCTACCTTTTGGTTCCGAGGTAAATTGTTTCCCGTCATAACAAGCTGCCCATAGCCTTGTGTAACAGCGATATGATTGATGTTCGAAATGAGCGAATTTACAAGAACGGCCCCGTCGGTAAGATCATCCCCTCCACTAGCCCAGAAGGATCCATCCTGGTCCTCAGCGAAGTTCTCGAATGGTAGCTCAGCTATCGGGTTTAGGATGTCGTCACCCGAAACGATTGACCCCTTACTGTCGCATGTGAAGTGGTACTTACCGCTCCAGAAGATGTAGTACTTCTGTTTCTTAACTCCGCCCACAGATCGCTGATCGGCTGGAGCGTCGGCAATGATCTGGTCCTTACCATCCGCCGACTCCACTTCGAGCATTACTCTCGGAGCACTTCGGTGAACTCCCGGGTTCAGGCTATAGAGCATGCCGTCTGTGTCCTCGGCCTCGTAGTCAGAGAGAATAAAGGCAGCGGGTTTCTCTCGGTCTTCCGCCATCTCGATCACGTCATAGAGAAACGGTAACAACGGAAACGCTTTAATTGTCTTCTTTGAGTTCTCTTCAAGAGTAGTCTTTTTAGGGCATATATAGAAAGCCACGTTCTTGTGGAGCTTGAAGAAGCGATTGGTCTTCTTAATGGCCGCATTGAAGTCGATCTTATTTGTGATCTTATCAATAGCTTCTGTTGTTGCATCATCCTTTTTGTCGCCAATGATCGCTTCTCGTGTGACGCCGTACTTGTAGACGCGAGCCAACTTATCGATCACCTTTCGAACGAATGCGATGTTTGAGATCGCATAGCTCATCTCGTTTACCGTCCCCGGGTCAAATTGCCGCAGAAGCTGCTTAATAACGTAGAGATAGGTTTTATCTTTGTAAGACTGGTAGCGCTTGTAGTGCTCGTCTTTCCGGCGCTTGTTCTCAGATCCCTCTATTTCTTCAATGATCTTGGCTCGAATGCCTTGGTCTAGGAGTTGTTCTTCAGAAGTAATTCGCATTTAAATCCTCATTTCAAATCATCAAGACGTATATCAAGGACCTGGGCAATTCGAACGGCCGCTTCTAATCGAAGACCGTTTTTTCCTGTTTCAAACATGGAAACTACAGAACGGGGAATGCCGGCTCGCTCGGCGAGAGCTGATTTACTCAATTGCTCACGCTTTCTGGCTTCTGTTACCATACGTCGAAATTGTAACGTGATACTGGAACTCATCTGAACCTCACGACTTCAGATTTCGGTTTTTTGCCGGAGAACTCAAATAGAATATCACAGCCATAATCGAGTCCGTCAGAGGCGTGAGTAAGCTTCGGATTCTTTTTTGACTTCTCTAAAGTAACCGGATCTTGTTCAACTGCTTGGAGATCTTTTCTCAAAGAGAGCATTCGGTTCGGATTGAATTTAATGAGGCCCTTATCTAGCA